ATTCGTAATGCGAAGGTCGTAGGTTCGACTCCTATTATCGGCACCACTAACCACGCGGGTTCACGCGATATTCACCAGTTCAGCAAAAGCGCCTTGTGCCATATTTGTGCCATTCCCCGCCAGGAATGAGTCGATTTGCATGGCATGCTGCGTCAGGTGATTTGGTGCCAGATGTGCATAACGCTGCACCATCTCGATACTTTCCCACCCGCCCATTTCCTGTAGCGCACTGAGTGGCACGCCGGACTGTACAAGCCAGCTCGCCCAGGTGTGCCGCAGGTCATGGAAGCGGAAATTTTCTATTCCCGCCCGCCTTAACGCTGCGCGCCATGCCGTGTTAGCATCAGACCGCATTTTGCGCACCGCCTTTGTTCTCGTTCCATCCGGGCGAACGGATGATTCAGTGTGAACAAAGACCCACCGGTTATGTTTCCCCAGCTGATCCCGGAGCACCTTGCAGGCCGATTCGTTCAGGGCGACCCCAATCGCCCTTCCTGCTTTCGCGTCCTCGGGGTGAATCCACGCGACCTTCCTCTGCATATCAATTTGCGACCACTCCAGATCTGTGATGTTCGATCTGCGCAGCCCCGTCGCCAGTGCAAAAATAACAACTGGCTTCATATGCTCTGGAAGCTCCCGGATCAAGTTCGCCGCTTCCTCTTTGGTCAGCCAGCGAATACGCTTGTTTTTCGGCACCGGGCATTTGATGTTCGGCGCTTTGGCTATCCATCGCCATTCGTTGGCCGCGCAACGCAGTAACGCCCGGATGAATGCGAGGTGCGTCGCCTTTGTGGCCGCCGCTGCTGGCTTATCCTTGAATTCAGGAACCGGCTTCCCCCTTCTCAGCAGGCTATCCCGCTTCGCTTCCCAGTTCATTCGATGCTTACGATTAACCATCGTGCTCACTGCCGAGAGTATTCTGTCCTCGGTGATCGCTGACAAATCCATCCCCATGAAGTGCAACCGCCAGAAACCGATCCGGCTTTTGTCATCGTCCAGGCTTTTCTTGTGCTGCTTTTCGTTAAGCCAGCGAACGCATGCTTCATCGAACGTTCGCGGCTTAAACTCACCCATCTTATCAACTCGCCATGCTTCAGCTTTCAGCTGATCATGGAGCTCCTGCGCTTGCCTTTTGTCCGTTGTCCCAAGAGAGCGTCTAACTCTGCTCCCACCAGGCGTAACGAAGTCGCAGTGCCACGTACCGGCACGTTGTTTGATTGACATGCTTTATCCTCCTGCACATCAACCGCATTCACGGGTTGATTGTGGATCGGGTTCTTCACCGCCGCAACACAGTCTGTCTTGCAGATCAGGTACGGGCTTTTTTTCTTGTGCGGATTCTTTCTGGTAGCAGCCAGGCGACCGGACTTTATCCACTGGGCGATCGTGCCCTTATCCACTTTAAGAAAGGCTGCCGCCTCATCTCTGGTGAAAATTTCTTCTTCCATCGATGTTCTCCAGTGGCCCCGGCAGGGCCGTGGTTATTATTCAGTGCGCCTGCACTGGCAGATTGCGCAGCCGACGAACGCCGATCATTGCGGTTGCGACATAGCTGGTGGCCCGGTTGACGACTTCGACGGTGACCTTCATGCCGTCCACCTCGACGGTGTAATTTGTCTGGTGCTTCTGCCTGCCGTAATCGCCATATTTTGCGTGGTGCTCCGCCAGCGCAGCATCGCAAGCGCGGCGACCAATAGGTGATTGCTTACTGCGATTAATCAGCTTCATCATCACTTCACTCCCAAAGTCGCTACTACATCACTCGCTGTTTCGCGAGTGCTGCCTTTGCTGGATATAGCCCGGCGAGCACTGACGCGGTGCAGCGTGAAGCCGTGCTGTTCGTAAAGTTCAATTACTCGCGGTGCGGTAGAATTGCTGATTACCACTTTTGCCCCCCGCTGGTGGGCTGCCACACAGCTTTCCGCAAGCTCTACCTGGCTATCCCATGAGAACCCACCAGCCGCGTAGTTAGTGAAACCAGCGGTGCCGGGCAGCGGTTCATAAGGGGGATCGCAGTAAACGACGTCACCATCACCTGCCAGCGCGAGCGTGCGCCTAAAGCCTGCATTCATGAATACGCATGCGTGAGCCCTCCGCTTAAATGCCCTGATCTCTTCTTCCGGGAAATATGGCGCTTTATATTTCCCAAAGCCGACGTTAAAAAAACCGTCCAGGTTGTAACGAATCAGGCCGTTGAAGCAGTGCCGGTTGAGGTAAAGGAATGCTGCTGCGCGCTCTACCGCATCCAGTTGCTGGGCATTGAATGCTTCACGAATTGCCATGTAGTTTTCGGCATCATTCAGATGTTTGAACGCCTTCATTGCCTCATAGATCACCGAATCGGGGACCACCGCCAGCATCTGATACAGGTTGATCAGGTCAGCATTGACGTCAGCCAGCAGGAAGCATTCGTGCTTGTCTGAGTTAAGGAACACGGAGCCGCCGCCCACGAAAGGCTCGACAAGGCGTTTACCTGCGGGGAGCAGGCGATCCATCTCCGGCAGCAGCGAATATTTACCGCCAGCCCATTTAAGGAAGGGCCGCTGCCAGCAGCGCGGAGTAGGTTCTTCAATCGGCAGCGTCTCAGCGATACGCTCACCGATCCAGCGCATAACCGGCACAGCCATAGAATTGCCGATCGCCTTATAGCGCGGTCCGTCCGGGCAGTCAGCCGTGACTTTTCCTCGCCACGAAATCAGAGTGTGGTTATCGGGAAAACCCTGGAGTCGCTCGCATTCAACCGGCGTAAGGCGGCGAACCTGCATGCCGAACTGAACGACGTCAGCAGATGCGCGCGAATCCTGCGTAAAGGCCACGTCTTCCTGATATCCCTTACCTTGAGGGCCAGCAGCATCGTGGCGACCAATAGACGCGTGCTGGATGCAAATAGCGGGCGGCTGACCGCTGTTTGCATGGCTGGTATCGTGATTACCGGCTCTCAGCGTTGGTGACATATCCACGGTCGCATCAGCGCCATGGTCTTTGTAGCTGAAAGCTATTGCCGGGAATCCTTGTCCTGGTTTACCTCCTCCAGTGGATAGAGGGCCTGCTATTTGGCCGTCGCCGCCTTGCAAACGGATTTCACCACGACTGTTCTCCGCGAAAGCAATGGCTGAGGCCAGATTGGTGCCTGATTGTGCTGAAGTCAGCGTAGTGGCTTGTTCTTCAGCCCAACCAATGCCACCGGCTTTGCTGCCCTGACCGGGTTTAAACCCATAACACACGGCGTTTTCCTGACCATGATTACGTCCCAGCGTGTGAGCCAGCTCGTGGTTGGTGTCAGGATCTTGCGTGCCGTGGACAGCATATGTTTCTAAATCTTCAGCCATGCTGTCATTAGGTTTAGCTAACAGCGTCCTGCTAACGTTTGAATAAGTCACTGCGAGATCGGTTGCATCTTTATAGTCGCGAGATTTGACCGTTGATGCAGTTTCATCGTCTGCATATTCGCCAAATGCGGTCATTCGATACGCGCCAACAATCCCACTACCTCTCTGGCTGAAAATTTCCTGATTGCTTGCGCCAATACCACCAATATTGTTGGACTGGTTCAGGGTTGGGTGTGGGTTGGCTGGGTTATCCCAGTGACTACCGCCGTCAGGGCGTTTTCCAGCATGGCCGGTAACTTCCGGTTGCGTTTCTCGGCGCGGCGGAGTATCCCGGCGCACGCTGTCGAGCTCAAAAAGTACCGCTGCGGGATCGAAGTCTTTTCGAGAACTTGCGACAACGAACACACGGCGGCGGCGTTGGGCCACTCCGAAAAATTGAGCATCAAGGATACGCCATGCGATAATCCTTTGTGGTCCAGACACACAACCTGCGTGCGTCCATTTTCCCCCTGCTGGCTGTAACTCGCTGCTTTCTCCGGCAAGTCCTGCCAGAAAGCAACCAAAGGCGTTGTCTTTGCTGCTGAGGACGCCCGGGACGTTTTCCCAGACGATGATCGCTTCTTTTTCGCCGAGCTCGCGGCGCTTGTTGTCGATGGCATCGGCCAACTCCACGTATGAAAGGGTTAATTGCCCGCGCGCGTCGTCAAGACCATTGCGCAGCCCGGCAACGCTGAACGCCTGGCATGGTGTACCACCAACCATCACGTCAGGTGCCTCAACTTCACCAGCGCGCACCGCTGCTGCAATTTTTGTCATGTCGCCAAGATTGGCAACTTCAGGCCAGTGATTCGCCAGCACGGCGGACGGAAACGCTTCAATCTCAGCAAACCACGCTGGTTGCCATCCCAGCGACTCCCATGCAACGCTGGCGGCTTCAATCCCGCTACAAACAGATCCGTATCTCATGCTGCTACCTGCTTTTAGTTAAGTTCTTCAATTAGGGGTGGCGCACCGCGCCAACCCTGATTTCGTCCTGTGCGTATGTCATAGCGCATAGATAGAGTGAGAAGGGAACGGGAGGCCGATCGGCGCGAACGGGATATCGTCGTCGAAGTCCACTGGTGGCTGACTACTGCTCTGCTGCAGGCGTGATTGCGGCGGGTTGTTTCCCGTCTGATTTGCGTAAGGGTTTCCTCCGGTCTGGGCATTGCGAGGGCCAGAGAACTGCGCGCCGCCGTGGGAGCGTTCGTCTTTATCCTTCATGGACAGTTCAAGTGCGGCGATTGTCTCCGCTGGTGCATTCTCAGCATGTTCGGCGTAGGTCTTGCGGGTACCCGGCTGGAACACGTGGCGCACTTCGAACTTGTAGCCGTCGCTGTTATCATTTTTGGTGTACAGCACCTTCTGGAGGAACAGGCCAACTTTTTTACCCACCAGCGCCGGGCAGTGCCATTCAATACCGTCTTTCCCCTGAACCTGTTGTGGCTGAGCTTGCTTAATTTGCGCCGCCCACATAAGAGCGGAGACCAGGCCCATGCCGAAGGTCTGCTGGCCGTCTTTCCCGAGGAAGTTAATGCGCAGGTAGTTCGCTTTGAGCCCGTTGGAATCAAGGCTGATCTCCAGTGCCTGGGACTGGCTGCCATCCTTACCGAACGTATAAACGGCAGAGATGATATCGCCTTCGTAAGCACCGGTTTCGCTGATCCCGCCAGCCGCACCAGCTTTCTTCGCCATCTCAGCCGTTTCGTTGTTCCACATAAAAGTCATTGGTTGGTTCATCGTTAAATCCTCAAAATTACAATTCGGTCATAAATTCGGTGATAGCCACGTCTACGGCGTGGAGGTCGTTATCCATTTCCGTCTGATCTGGGAACAGGTCAGGCGGCGCTTTGGCGGTGTCGTTGTCATCGCCTTTGATGAGAAAAACGTGTTTGCCGTCCTTTTTGATGGCGCGCAGCACGATGGAGAAATAGCCCTCCGGCGTCAGCTTTTCGTTGAGCATCTTCCCGGTGGTCTTCATACGAATCTTTCCTTCGGTCTCTTCGGTGTGAGCCAGGAAGTAAACGCGGAAGTCGTCCGGCAGCTCGGTGGCCGCCATGATGATTCGCCAGATGTGATCTGCCATTTCGGTGAACTTGGCATAGCCGGTCTGGTATGCGCGGTTCATGTTTTCGTGCTGCATGACCACTTGAAAGTCGTCGATGATCAGGACGCGGCGCGTTTTCGACTGCACCATGCGATAGATGGTGTCCAGCACCGTTTCCCAGTTATCTGATCGCAGGACATTGCCGCGCTGTTTGCTTCCGTCTTCCAGCTGCTTGCCGTGGAGTTTCCAGCCTGCAGACTTGAACGGCAGCATCTTGGGGATGCACTGGAGCAGCATCACATCGTCCGGATTGAAGTTGCGCAGGCTGTAGGACTTGCCCGCGCCAGAGTCACCGAGGATCAGCACTGGAGTACCCATCATTTACCCCCGTTCAGCCAGTGACCGGCAGTGAACAGCACATCTTCATAGTCGCTGTTGGCAACGAGCCAGCGCAGGTAACCCGGTTCAGTTTTTGCCAGCTCTGCGAACGTCACGCCCTTGTGCTTACCGAAGCGGAGCGCGTTCAGCAGGGAAGGGTTATTGGAGATGGCACGCATTTCGCCCATCGTCCATTTCGCCAGGCGGCCCATGTAGAGCAGTAATTCGGCGGTGACGTAGCAGTCATACAGCGCGCGGTGAGCGTAAAGCCCTTCCGGTACTTCCGGTTTCAGCCCGAGGCTATAGCGCAGGTACTGGTTACTGTGGCTCTTGTGCTCAGGCAGGAGTGAGCGCGCCAGCTTGGCAGTGCAGATCCACGGAGCGTTCATCGCAGGAAGCTTGGCTTTATCGAACTTTGCGTTGTGGGCGACGTATGCGTCGGCACCCAGATAGCGGCCAATTACTTCACTGAGCAGCGGCGCGCCTTCCACCATGTCTTCGGTGATATGGTGAATTGCCATGGCCTCAAAACCGATCGGCACTCCAGGCTTTACAAGGTTGCTCATTGGGTTGCAGATCACGCCGTCGACGATATCGACGCTGGCGATTTCCACCACAGTTTCCGGGCCGCCTTCCAGCCCAGTCGTTTCGGTATCAATGACACGCAGCATTGTTAATCCCCTGTGTTCTGTAATCACAAACTGCATCGAAGTGCGCGAGCTGGTGGGCGATGGCCTCAAGGTCAGCTGGCTCCAGGTGGTACATCAGGCACAACAGAGCGATAAGGTTTTTCGCCTGCTGCTGTTTGGTCGTTGCCTGCATATCCGTTCCTCTGAAAAAAGGTTGAAAGAATCCCGTCGCCGTATAGGCCGACCGTTTGCTGAATTTGGTTTTACTGGCGTTAGCGCTAATGGGTAGCGGGTTTACCGTGCTGGTTGAGATAAACCTCTATCTCGTCGCTGGTGGTGCGCAGGCGCTCAAACAGGGTGAACAGATACAACCCCTTGCCTACATTTGCAGATGCGCGGTATGTGCGCCCCTGGTACTTGACCAGCATGCCTGGTACCACGCTGGTTCTTGGTAATGTTGTTGTGCCGTAATTAGCCATGTCATCCCCTTGCCGTCTTCCCGGCTGCCAGAACTTTTACCCGGGCATTCGCGTTTGAATGCGTTGTTTGGATGTGATGATGATGTACTAGTGGTTCAAATATGTAAAGTACCAAAAGTACATATTTTATGAATGGAAAGTTCATATTTGCGTATCTATATGAACTTTAAGGTGATTTATTTTTGCGGTGTAGTGCTACTAACTTGCTGGGTGTAAATCGAGGTAATGCCAAATCCCAACCCCTTCGCTATAAGGGGTTAGCTGTGAAAACGATAGGCACGAGATTGGCTTACAAGAACTTTTGCGCAAATTCGAAGCGATGAAAAGTCCCCGTCCTCGATATACCACGTTTCATATTTTTTATTATCTGAAATCACAGCGAGCTTTCTATGTTGCTTCTGAAGCCGTTTGATATAGAGATCGTTCTCTAGAACAAAAATGTAAATGCCATCGCCATCGAAACAGTCAATGCTCACATCAACAAATATCTGATCTCTTGGCTCAAAGGTGCCAGACATTGAATCGCCGTTAACAGCAATCATTTTGATATGATCAGCTGGCCGACCTCCGAACACAGCTCGCGCCTCTTCAGTAGAATACTCAATGGATCTGATAGTTTCGATAAACTCATCTCTCACGAGAACGCCTTGTCCTGCGCTAGCCTGAATGTCAAAGATATCAACCCGGTAAGAATCGTCCTTCATCAACAAATGCCCCTCAGATATTCCATCCGCTGCACTGTCGCCCAATAGGTGAGACGAAGACGTACCAATTATAGCCGCTAATTCTTGCAGCTTCCCACGTCTCGGAATTGCTTCCCCGTTGAACCACTTACTTACCGCTTTGGGCGTGAGCTTCATTCGCTTGGCAATTTCAGCCTGACGACCATGAGCAGGTAAACCAGCTTTATCACAGGCCAGCGCTAGCCGTTGGGAAAACTCATTACGCGCTTTTTCTTCTTGAACCATAGGTTCAATCATAATATCACTTGCGTGAACTATCAGTTCCGACATAATATGTACTTACAGTTCAATTTAGAGGGTTAAAAATGCAAGCTACAAGCCTTGGCCAAATCATCAAACAGATTCGTGTACCTGTAGTTGCGCGAGCCTGCGAACTTACTCCGCGTGCCATCTACAAATGGATTGGAAGCGGCAGCCTTCCACGGACTGACTACACGGGTGAAACGAAATATGCAGAAAAAATCGCCCTCGCATCAGACGGACAATTTACTGCAGATCAAATACTCGAAGTGAGTAAACCAAAAGCCGTCTAACTGGCGGCCCTCCAATCAATACCAGGAGATTATTACCAATGGAGAACGCAATCGCACGAAAGTTAGACCCACCAATTATCAATCCGGTTGAGATAGAAAGCGTTCTGCTCACCCGGCTTGCGTCAGTGGGCCAGAAGTCATACGCCGAACATATGGGCATCAGCGAGTCGACGGCCAGCAGGCGTAAAGCTGAGGGGCATTTCTCCAGCATGGCGAAAGAGCTGGCCTTCCTCGGGATTCAGGCTGCGCCACCGGAAGCTGTGCTGGTATCGCGGGAATATCTGGCATCGGTGGAAACGCTCGCTGATATCGGGCTGAAAGCCGAACGGGCCAGGCCGGGGCCGCTGGGGTGGGATTAAGCCATGAACCATATCGAATTCATCGAAAAGCATGTGTGCGAAGAACTGCTGAAGCTCGGGTTCTCTCTGGTAGTGGCTCAGGGGGGGCATTCCAGGCAGTCGACATGTACAAGCGCATGAGCCAGGCAAGTCGGAAGGGGAAGATTTTTGATGATGTATTACGGCACGCAAAGCTGTGGGCGGAGAAACAGCAGTTACCTGCTGACCGCTTTGATAAGCGAAAAGTTAAGAGGAACACCCAGCCGGGCCTGTTCTGAAAAGGCGAAAGCCGCTGTGCGTGAACACAAGCGGCCTTCTGTTGCAAAAAACGTCAGTCAATTGCGAGGTAAATTCTAATGCCAAAGCGCAAAAAGTACCAGGAAAATGAGGAACGACGCCTTCAGGACTCCCCTGATGGGCTGGTGGTTGCCGCGTCAAAAAACAGGGCGTTTGCTGAACGGCTCGTGGGCGTGATCCGTCTGGCCTTGGTTACATCGGGAGTTAAGCATGGGCGTCGTTAAGTTAGCAGACTACCAGCCTCAGCGTGAGGAATTGGAGAGCAAAGTGGCGAGTCTTGATGACGGGTACATGCGTATCGCTACCAGCATCGGGAAGCTTAAGCCAAAACTGAAACTTGCAGGTCGTGAACATCAGGTTCTGGATGCCGTTATCTACTGCACCTTTGGCTGGAATAAGTCAGAGGACAAGGTAACGAATACATATCTGGCTGAAGTGACCGGACTGGACGATTCGGATGTAGCGGCTGCCCTGAATGTCCTGGCAGAACGCAGGATTATCAATCTGCGTAAAGTTGGTGGGTTCAAGCTGGTAAGCGTTAACGTAAGCATTGATAAATGGGTTCTCAACAAGACCCCCAAAAAATCACCCAAAATGTTGGGCGAAATTACCCAAAGAGTTGGGCGAAAAAAGGATTTGAGTTGGGCGAAATCACCCGACACCCTAAACAGTCTTACCAAAGACAATATAAATACCCCCCAACCCCCAGAGGGGGAGTGTGTCGGGCAGGATGAAAAAACTGTCTCAAAGAACACCCCAATCGACTATCAGGCTGTGCTGTCGGCATACAACACCACCCTGGGAGACCGTCTTCCTCTGGCAGAAGCACTGAACGACAAGCGTCGCCGTGCTATCAAGCGCCTGCTGACCGAACTGAAAGAGCCAACCGTCGAGGCCGTAGAGAATTACTTCGCTGCGTTCGCCGAGCGAGCGCCGAAGTTTTATTTCGGGGAGAACGACAGGGGCTGGCGCGCCAGTTTCGATTATCTGCTGCGTTCTGACACCCTGCTGAAAACTAGGGAGAAGGCGCTATGACCGACATGAACATGGTCCCGCAGAACCTCGAAGCGGAACAAAGCGTGCTGGGCGGCATGATGCTGGATAGCGGTAGCGATCGCTGCCAGACAGCTATGTCGATGCTCAAGCCTGAATCGTTCTACATCCGTCCTCACCAGGTGATCTTCGCCGAGATGCGGGAGCTGGTAGCCAGCCAGAAGCCTATCGACCTGATCACCCTGATTGAGTCGCTGGAGTCCAAAGGTCTTGGCGAACAGGCTGGCGGCTTTGCCTACATGGCCGAAATATCCAAAAACACCCCCAGCGCGGCGAACATTGTTCACTACGCCATGCTGGTGCGTGAGAAAGCCATGGAGCGCTACGGCATCGACAAGCTGACCAGCGCTACCGAGTTACTGTATTCCCGCAACGGGATGACCACCAGCCAGAAGTTTGATGCTATTCAGACGCTGTTTACCGATATCGCGGACTATTCGAAAACCGGTAACCGCCGTGGGCTCCGTGAATTTTCGGACGTGATGGGCGACTGGGTGGACGAGGTAGAAGCGCGCTGGAGCGATTCAGACGCAACGCGAGGGCTGTCGACGGGGATCGGCTCGCTGGATGACCTTCTGCAGCCTAAAGGGTTGGTTAAAGGCGCTCTGATGGTGATTGGCGCACGTCCGAAGATGGGCAAGACCACGCTCTACAGTCAGTTGGCCGTCAACTGTGCCGAAGTTGAACAACTCCCTGCGCTGATGTTCAGCCTTGAGATGCCGGACAAGCAGATAGTGGAGCGCATGATCGGGCAGGTAAGCCGCGTGAATACCGACGTGTTTTATGCCGATAGGTACGACGACGCGAAAGTGGCGATGGCCTTTGCTGCTGGTGGACGTCTGGCCCAGACCGGGAACCTGTACGTGGACGACACGCCCGGGATCACGCTGGCGCACATCGTGGCGGAGTCACGTCGCATCAAACGCGAACGCGGCGCTGTCGGCATGGTGCTGGTGGACTATCTGACCCTGATGACCGCCGACAAGGCCGATCGTAACGACCTGGCCTACGGGCTTATCACTAAAGGGCTGAAGAACCTGGCGAAGGAACTGAACTGCATCGTGGTGCTGCTTACCCAGCTGAACCGAGATCTGGAGAAGCGAACCAACAAACGCCCGATGCCGAGTGATTCCCGCGATACCGGTCAGATTGAGCAGGATTGTGATTACTGGATCGGCATTTACCGCGAAGGCGCATACGACGAAAACGCTGAGCAGTCGGCTACTGAACTGCTGCTTCGCCTGAACCGCCACGGCCCGACCGGGGTTGTTTATTGCGACCAGCGCAACGGTGCGATCTATGACTGCGACCAGGCTGCTGCTGAGCAGAAGCGTCGCGCGAATGATGCCAGACCCAACAGCAAGAGGGATTTCTGATGAAAATCTATATCGCTGGGCCAATGACCGGCATCCCGAAATTTAACCGTCCTGCATTCCATTTCGAGGCGATGCGCCTGTCGTCAGAAGGTCATGTGGTGTTAAACCCTGCGACGCTTCCCGATGGACTGAGCCAGCCAGAGTACATGGACATTTGTCTCGCGATGCTCCGCTGCGCTGAAGGCATTTTTCTGCTGTCCGGCTGGCAGAACTCCGCAGGCGCAAAAGCGGAACACGCTCTGGCTCAAAAGCTGGATCTGGAAATCATTCATCAGGAGAACGCGGCATGACCGAACAAATCATTCTCGATATGTGCTGCGGATCTCGCATGTTTTGGTTCGATAAGCAGGATGAGCGCGCTGTATTCAGCGATATTCGCGCCGAACAGCACACCCTCTGCGACGGTCGCAGTCTCGTTATCAGCCCGGACGTAATCGCTGATTTCCGCGCGCTGCCGTTCTCTGATGCTTCCTTCCCTGTGGTGGTATTTGACCCGCCGCATCTTGAACGCGTCGGTGAAAACGCCTGGATGGGCAAAAAGTACGGAAAACTAAACCGTGAAACGTGGCGTGATGACTTGCGCGCCGGGTTCTATGAGGCGTTTCGCGTATTGCGACCACACGGCGTACTCATCTTCAAGTGGAACGAGACCCAGATACCGGTTCGCCAGATACTGGAACTCACAGACGAGAAGCCAGCTATCTGGCAACGCACTGGTAAAGCCGACAAAACGCACTGGGTGATTTTCGTAAAAGGGGAAGCAGTATGAGAGAAAAAACCAAAGAACTCGTTGCTGCCGGACATGCGCTGGCGAAAGAGCTGCATTGCGCTGAATCTGCCGCGCTGGTGCGTGAACTGGCGACGCAGCTGGATGTGCAGCGTGTTCGTGCTGACACATTAGCCACAAAACTTCGTCAGGGAGCTGCACAATGAGCATCAAGGTCGACAAAATTAACGTCTTATCTTTCATCGTTACTGGAGCCGATCGCCTTGACCCAGTTCGCGTGATGATTGAAAACATCGAACCAGGAAGAGGGTTAATCACCATCACCTGCTTCGGGAAATCGTGGAATGCTGGTTGGGGCTCAATGGGGGGCGACACAGTTCAGGACTTCATTAAGCGCGTTAGCAATGACTATCTGATTGGGTGTCTTTCCCCTCAACTCCGCAGCACGGTTGATGATGACAACGATGCGAACCTTATTTTTGTGAAGTCAGAAATCATCAAACTTCGCCGCCAATTGGAGATTAGCTACGACGAAGCCCGGGTTATGTGGGATGAGGCCGAAAATGCTGACGATGTGAAAGCAAACTGCTGCGATTTTCAGCTTGGAGGGAATTTGCTCAGTCTATTCGGCGATGATCCGAGTTATGCAGGCTGGCCTACTGTTCCAAATCACGAATATCAATACCTCGAACGTATCGTTAACGCAGTTCGCGATGGTCTGAATGAAATGGAGCGTGTGGCATGAACAGAATCACCGAGGGCAAAAAATACTGCTATCGCTATTACGACGGGAACGACAGCGAAGGACGCCCGATCGTCACTTTGTGGAAGCGCGTAATCATCCGCGAGACAGAGAAGACTTTCTGGCACGTCGAAGATATGCCGTACATGACCAACGAGCAGCTTGTTAAATACCGGACCGGTGGGCAGAAGGCGAACCAGAAATATCATGTTAAACGCTGCTTAAAAGGCGCTGATCGCTCCAGTTACCATTACACCAAAGAAGAGGCGTTGCAGGCATTTGTTCGCCGCAAAACCCACCAGATTAGCAAGATTCAGCTCGCAGAAGAAACAGCGCGCCTGTGTCTTGCTGGTCTTCGCGAGGCCGGGATCATTTCCGAGGGATATCGCTGTAAGGTCGAGAAACTACCAGAAAGCGACACATTCCTCGCTGCCAACCAGCCGGGGCCGATTGCATCAGAATATAGCTGGGGTGAATACTGATGGCTAAATCCGCCATCGAACTTAAATTAGAGCACCATTAAGCTGCTGCTAAAGAAAACCAAATAGTGATAATTGCTAAATCAAAATATGGAGGCATGGCAAAGGATATCTTTTACTTATTTATCGCGCGGTGATTACACCACTATAATAAATGGTTATTATTGGCGGTTTTTTTAAAGGCTCACGCCGATTATCTGAATTCTAAATCCCTCTTCTGAAGTGGTTAAGTCGGGCTCTCAGAGGAGGGATTGGGATTAATTATGTTTTTCAGCCTCTTGTCTTAATTTTATATCAATACTCATCAAATGGGCGGCAGATTGTTGTGACCATATCGGGAGCCCTTCATCAGAGACTTTTATAACATTGGGGAATGATAGATGCATACTTTGAATACAAGCGTTTAGCTTTGATAGCTTTTCATTGGTAGAGGCGAGTTGAGTATCCTTCTCAGATATTATCTGTTGTTGACTCCTGATTTCTTCATTGAGCGAATTAGTTAAAGTCTGAGCGCTGATAATATTTTGTGAGAAACTTTTGCTATCATTTTCTAGTTGAGTTATTCTCACTTGACTATTTTTTATGGTTTGAATGTTTTCTTTTAATCTGTCGGCGTAATCATTTATTTGATGAGTTAAATTATCATTCTGAGATACCAATGATTCATTTTCCATCTTAATTGATTTAATGTTTTCATCAATCTCTCTTTCGAGTATTTTTCTTGCTAGATTTTTCTTGGCATCAGTGTCTGCAATTCTTTGCTGAAGTTTAGATATTTTTAGTCTTGATTGAAGCGTAATGCGCTCATTGTCAGAGGTTGGTTTCTTTTGAATATTAGTGACAAATTTATTTATTCTTGGAAGGAAAAAGCAAATTAAAGCCGTGGTGAATAATGGGCCTATTATTGCGGTCGATATATTAAAATAGTGCTCTTGAACGTAAGATAGACGGGCCTCTATTTTTTCTGTGCTTGAGGTTAATATTAATATAGTTTCCCAATTAAAGGCGATCCAAGAAAAAACGAACCCTCCCAAAACTGGGCTTTTGATCCTTTCTAAGGACGTTTGCCGGAAAGAAGAAAAAATATCTTTAATAAGGTCAAGCATACAATTTCCGTTTCATATAGGTGATTTTTGCAATGATACCCAATGAGATTGTAGTCGTGAAGCACTGACAGATAAAATACCTAAGGCTTCCCTATACCAGAGTGATTTTCTTTTGTTATAATTAGCCAGTCAGCCTGAACAACTGACACCCGGACATTCGCGCCACGGAGAACACCATGGCGCAGCACCACCAGCATAAACACATTCGCCTGACGTTATCCAACGCCAGCGATTTGTCGTATCTGCCGCTTAACCTCTTCGGGGGTGAAGCGTGAGCCAACAATTCCACCTCGTTAACGAAAGAGTTAAGCAGAACGCTATCAACTACATTCGTCAGTTGCCGGTCGACAGCAAGCGCCCGCTGATTCTTGACGTCAAAGAGTCGACGCGCACCACCATTCAAAACCGCAAGATGTGGCCGCTCCTGAAAGACCTCTCCGATCAGGTTCTCTGGTTCGGCAATAAATACGATTCTGACGACTGGAAGGACCTTATCACCGCGCTGGTGGCAAAGACCAAAAAGCAGGAACAGCGAATAGCTCCCGGCCTTGATGGCGGCGTCGTGATGTTCGGCCAGCGCACCAGCAAAATGACTATTCCCCAAATGGTCGAAGTCATTGAGACGATTTACTGGTTCGGAACCCAGCAGGGCGTCACCTTCAGCGAACAATCCCGCAATGAAATCGAGTGGGCGAAGCGTTGGGGGGAAAGCAATGCGAAATAACCCCAATCAGAGAACCTACCGCAGCAAAAAATGGCTCGCCGCTGTCGGGCAGATCGAACAGTGCGTGCTATGCGGTTCGTGGGGGACGCAGGTTGCGCACCGTAACGAAGGCAAAGGCATGGGCCTGAAAGCTGATGATTGCGCCACGGCGGCGATCTGCGCTTGCTGCCACGACAGCATCGACAACGGTAGCAAGCTATCGCGCGAGGAACGTCGTCAGCTGATGGATCGCGCCATCGTTCTGACCGTTATCCAGATCGCCCGCCTCGGGCTGGTGGTGCCAGCATGAAAATTTACGATATCACCCCGCTCGGCAAGCCTCGTATGACCCGCGCCGACAAATGGAAAACACGGCCAGCGGTCATGCGCTACCGCGCGTTCTGCGACGAAGCGCGCCTTCGCAAAGTCCACTTGCCGGAGTCCGGCGCGCACGTCACTTTCGTTATGCCAATGCCCCCGAGCTGGAGCAAAAAGAAGCGAGAACAATTTAACGGTAAGCCGCACCAGTCAAAACCAGACTGCGACAACATGCTTAAAGCACTGATGGATGCCCTGTTTGATGATGATTCCAGCGTCTGGGATTGTCGCATCACGAAGCTTTGGGGCGAGAAAGGCCAGATCATCATCCGGGAGAACGCACAATGACACGCAACGACGTTAACAATTATCAGAAAGCTTCTGTTGAGCGCACCAACCCGCAAAACGCCTGGATGACACTGGCAGCAGCTCCGAGACGTTCTTACCTGGGGAAATACCGCCGCCTGACGCCATCGCAAAGTCGATGGGTTCGTTCGCTGCTTAACCACTGGGGCGGTATGTACGGGGGAAGCGGTACAGAACACCTTTCTGGCGGTGGGGGCATGTGGTCGATGATATTGACTGGCTGGACCGGCGAGCAGCAGGAGCGAATCGCCACTGTTCTGTCTGGCCTGCGCAAAATTGGCTATAGCGGTGATGTTCTCTATGAGCAGGCAAGAGCCGTTATCTGGCCGAAAAAAACACTCTCAGGCCTGATTGGTAAGGCCGGGGATGAGGAAGAGGCGGCCTTCATGGAGGCAATCATCCTGAAATCGTTCGAACCGGGCAGCCCGGTGTACGCGATAGGGAAAGATTATTACACCTGGCGGAAGACCATCAACGATATGGCTCGCTGGATGCAGTATTATTACGCGCCGTTCCTGACAGAAAAGCAGTGTATTGATCGCGTGCGCTGGTGTATTGAGTTGTTCAACTCTGCCGTCTTCTTCACGTTAAAAGATGAATTAGGCTTCGAAAATGCAAAAAGTTGCGAAAAAGACTTGAAAACGAGTTTTGAAACTGCATAATTCAGATATGCTCGGACGTCAAAGGCGAAAGAGCTTACCCACCAGCGAAGAAGCCTAGCGCGGAGCGGTGGGAAACACATTCAGGCCCTTGCAGAAATGCAGGGGCTTTTTTATTGGCTCAACGCCAACAGGTGAACACCGTATGCACACGGCGATCATTTGTGCTTCCGGACCTTCCCTCACTCACGACGACTGCCTGAAAGCGATTAGCGCTGGATTACCCGTTATCGCGGTGAATTCTTCATGGCGAGCGGTGCCGGGATGCTCACACATATACGCAGGCGATCTACGCTGGTGGGATATGAACATCCCCGCGCTGCCCGATGGACCCGAACGTTGGTCATGTAACCGGAGAGCTCACACCCGATACGGCGTGAACCTCTTCCCGACAGATACCAGCGGCACATTCAATTCGGGACAGAGAGCGATTCTGTTCGCTCACTGGTTGGGCGCAAAACGCATCATTCTGCTGGGCTTCGATTGCTCAATTTCAAGTGGTAGCCACTGGCACGGTGATCATACCGCCCTTGATAATCCGACAGCAGCGAACGTAAAGCGCTGGCATAGCGAGTTTGCCAGGGTTGCGGCGGAGCTGCGTGGAAGCGTCAATATCATCAACAGCAGCCGCCAGACGGCGCTTAACTGCTTCTGTCGCTTACCTCTTGAAGCGGCGATCCGCGAGGTTACATGCTGAATCCTCCGATTTACATCGATGGCATGCTGGGAATGGGAGACACCATTTACCAGCGCGCTTTCATCAAGCATCTGCCTGCCGGGACATTCATAAAGACGGCATGGCCCGAACTTTACGAAGACCTGCCAGTGAAAGCGGTCCGAAGTGATACCACGCTGAGAACGCAGCGAAAAAACGAATTTCGTAGCGTTGCGCAGTTCTATCCGCCGCCATCGCCGAGACAAACTAAGCGCATTTTTTACGGACCGGATGATCTGCGGCGTGGTTCGATATTTGATGCGATGCGTCGCCAGTTTGGTGTAACGCCAGCAGTTCTTGATTTGCCATCCTTTGGCCCGGCGCAGTTTACGCACCAAAAGCCGATCGCCGTTATCCGTCCGGCAACGGTTCGTTCTGAATGGCGTAGCGATTCCCGAAACCCTGACCCCGATTACCTACTGCGCGCATCGCGAATCCTGCTGAAACATTTCTGCGTGATTAGCGTCGCTGACTTGCAGGACGGGGAAGAGTGGCTGGTGGGGAAGGAACCTGAAGCAGATCTGAAAATGCACGCGGGCGAGCTCAACATCAAAGATCTGATGCGTCTGGTAGAGCATGCCGCTGTCGTGGTTACGCCTGTCGGCTGGGCGCTTCCCGCAGCCATCGCGTACAAAACCCCTGTTTACGTTGTCGCTGGTGGGCGCGGCGGGCATAACGCTCCCGAGATAGTCACCGATCCGGCGATGGATCTATCACGCGTTGGCTGGGCAATCCCTGACAATTATTGTCGCTGCGAAGCGTGGGATCACCACTGCGACAAACGCATTTCCAACTTTGATTCAAAATTCGAGGCCTGGCTGAATGAAGTCGTTTTATCAGGAACTGAACAGCGGGCTGGTATTCCTCCCGGAGCTGGGCATCGGTCGTTATCCGGTTCCGGCATCTCGCCCGTATGACAAACAGTATTTCGCGAAATATCAGCAGCTGGCTGATACCGAAACCGGGCGCGCATTAACGCAGTCCAGAATTGAGCTGGTGGAACGTCACTATCATGGACCGGTTCTGGACGTTGGTATCGGTGCCGGTCAGTTCGTTTCCTCCCGACCGGGAACGCTTGGCTATGACGTTAATCCTGCTGGCGTTGCCTGGCTGAATGAGCGGGGAGCATTCGCTGACCTCTACGCCAGTCAGTGGCGTGCGCTGACGATGTGGGATGTACTGGAGCACATCGACGAGCCGGAACTGGCGGTACAGCAGGCTACAGAGTTCGTTTTCGTGTCGATCCCCATTTTTACCGATGCCGGAGACATTCTCCGCTCGCATCATTTCAGGAAGAACGAGCACATCTGGTATTTCACTGACGACGGTATTAAGCGCTGGTTTGCTGATCAAGGCTTCGAATGCGCCGAACAGAACACCATCGAATGCCAGTTAGGGCGTAAGGGCGTCGCTTCGTACGCTTTCCGCAGAGTTTAATTTCCCTTTTCTATCACACAGCACCCCGACCCCGGAGGTGTGGAATGCAACGTATGAACCCAACAGACGGACATAACCTTCCTTACTGGTGGTCGTCAATGCTTGCCGCTTTCTCTTTGCTCAGTCTTCAGGATTACGTTTTCATCATCGGTGCGCTGGTTTCAGCGTTTTTCACCATTAAAACGTATTACGCAAAGCGCAAGGAGGAGCGACAACGACTGGAGGAAGAGCAGAAACGAACACAACTGCTGGCGCAATACCTGGCGGATGTGGGACAGAAACCACACTCCGATCGCCCGGCTGCCGCTGAGGTTGTAACGGAGGCTATGAGGAGGATCTCCAGTGGCCCAGTTGAAGCTGAGTAAAAAAAGTGGCGCGGCCGGAGTGGTTTGCTCTGTCGGTGCCATCATCGGCATAGTTCTGAATGCTGGTCATGTCAGGACAAATGAGCGCGGTCTGGAGCTAATTGGCAATGCGGAATCTTGCCGACGTGACCCTTATGTTTGCCCGGCCGGTGTCCTCACTGACGGGATAGGTAACACCCACGACGTTAAATCTGGCGTGCAGAAATCTGATGCGCAGATTGCTGCTGACTGGGAAAAGAACATTTTGGATGCCGAGCGCTGCGTGAATACTTACGCGAACGGCAAAAAGCTAAGTGACGATACATTTTCGGCGGTGACGTCGATTACGTTCAATGTCGGCTGCTCAACCATGAAGCAATCCACTATGTTCTCCCTGCTGCGTGAAGGGCCGCCAGCTTACGTTGCTGCATGCTCCCAGTTCCCTCGTTGGGTATATGCCGGGAAAACCGTTCTTCCTGGGTTAGTTAAGCGACGCGATGCCGAGATGAAGCTGTGCATGGACGGTCTGAAATGAGCCTTCGATACAAATTGCTTTTCGCCTTCCTGATTTTCTCGTTCATCGGCTCAATCGCGTACTCAGCGAGTTATTACCACTCAAAATATCAGAGTGAGAAATTACGTGCCGATGATGCCGATAAGCGGGCTGATTCCTCTGAAACCATCACTGCGAATGTCCTGCGCACCGTAGCAATAACGAACATCATTCTTGAGACAAATCAACATGCCAAGCAGCAGATCGCACTGGAGTCACAGAGAGCTGCGAACGATATCAAAGTTGCTATTGCGGATGATGATTGCGCTGTGCGCATTGTGCCTGCTGCAGCTGCTGACAGGCTGCGGAAATACGCGGACCGTTTACGTACCGGTTCCGGTGGTGCCGCTGCCGACAAACCTGACCGCTGAGACGCCTCAACCCCCCATACCTGACCCAATGAGTTACGGGGCCAGTTTGGATCTGAACGTGAGCCTGCTATTAGCGCTGGGTAAGTGCAACTTTGATAAAGCCAGTATCAGAGATATCGAGGTTGATCGCGATCACACCGAGCAAAAAAAATGATATTTACTTAACTTCATTCCTTGAATTGAAATGTGGTGGCCCAATAAATATTGAGCACCGACTTTGGTGCTTTCATTTTGAAGGGACTACACACATGAAAGACGGTATTTATTTTGTAGTGTTCAGAAGTGGTCAGAATGAAGTCGGTAACGGAACCGTAGTTGTAAAGGATAGTGCTGTTAATGGTGGCGATTACGGATTCACATATCAGGGTCGCATTAACGAAGGGCGTTTGAACCTTCATGTTTCACGCCATAACCAAGCTGCGCGAAACGTCATCGCAGGTCTTAATGATTACGTGATGGATATGTCTGTGAGAGATATCGGCGATGGTTATTACCTGGAAGGCAGTATTGCCGGTGTGCCGGGTGCCAATCTAGTTGTGCAGGCAAAGTTCATCGGCAACTTGGTATAAAATCCCTATTTCTACAAACCGCCTACGGGCGGTTTTTTATTGCCATTATCTCAGGCAGAGACTACGCAACTGCGATGCCCCTTGGTATGTATAAAACCATCGTTATCCCCTTGAGCGGATAAAAACGTTTTATCCCTTCGCGGGGATAATTATTGCCAAAATTCACAATTAGATGAGGTGTGAGCAGTGAATCGTCCATTACCTCCGGCGTTATTTGTGACCCCTCACGATCCAAAGCCATATATCAGCATAATTCCAGCGAGCGGCGTTCACGACTGGTTGCAACATCACATCCTGAGCGATGACGGAGATTTACATAACTCAGACCACCAGCATTTGCTTGAAGCGGATCTGTGTTTTCTCTGGGCGTCGAACGCTTTCGAGAGGAAAGGGCGTTCCGTGCTTGGGCAGGCGGAAGAAGTGGCAATGCGGGCTGGAGGTTGGCAGAAAGCGCGGATGGAACAGCAAATGTATGAATGGTTCGGCAGGATTCCGCAGTTCATCATCACGCTGGCCGCCGATTACTGTTCGCAATGTTCAGATCTGGAGTTCTGCGCACTGATAGAGCACGAGCTTTACCACATCTGCCAGGCGAGAGATGAATTTGGCGCGCCGAAGTTCACGCAGGAAGGGCAGCCAAAGCTTAAGCTGCGCGGCCACGACGTGGAAGAGTTTGTGGGCGTGGTTCGCCGTTACGGTGCGAGCCGGGACGTACAGGAAATGATTGATGCGGCGAATCAGCCAGCGGAGGTTGCTCATCTCGATATTGCCAGAGCGTGCGGGACGTGCATGCTGCGACTGGCTTAAATACTGGACTGTATAAGACGAATGGTGATTTATGGCTGCATTAAAACCTGATGTGAAAGCCTTCATCATTCAGTCGCTTGCGTGCTATGACACGCCATCGCAGGTGGTCGAGGCTGTCCAAAAAGAATTCGGCATCAAGATAACCCGGCAACAGGCCGAGTCGCACGATCCGACGAAGGCCAGCGGCAAAACGTTGGCGAAGAAGTGGATCTCCATGTTCAGCGCGACCCGCGAGCGCTTCCTGACCGAAACCAGTGACATTCCGATCGCGAACAAATCCTATCGCCTCCGCGTGCTTGACCGGATGGCAACCAAAACCGAGGGGATGAAAAACTTCTCCCTAACGGCACAGCTTATCGAGCAGGCCGCGAAAGAGGTTGGTGACGCTTACACCAATAAGCTGAAGGTTGAGAGCACCGGCAAGGATGGCGGCCCGATTAAGACCGAAAGCGTGAGTTTAACGGCTGAAGAGGCGGCAGAAGCTTATCGTAAGCTGATGGGATGAGAAAGGGCAGCGACTGCCCTTTAAATGCAAAGATCAGTCTTTCATGAAACTTTCTCGGTGGGACGAAATATCATTTGCTTCATCGATACAGTTCTGGCAAAGCAGCGAACCATGTTCGAAGTGAGCATCATAAGCATCACTAAGCTCTTTTTCGGTAAGAACAACCTTGCAGTTATTATGGTATCCGGCAGGGTCGGTGACTCCTTCGCAAGGTTGTGACAAAAACCGACGAAGAACTGATTTTTGAGCCGGTGTAAGTGATGTAAATCCTTTATCGACGGCAAGCTTTGCAATACCACTCACTTTAGAATCTTCGTTATGAAAGACGTCTTGTGCGATCTGTTGGCGAAGGATTTCTTCTTCGAATGCCATGTAAATCTCCTTTTTGCTGTGCATTTAACAAGAAACAAAGTGTTTCGGACGAATCTTAATATGCCACTTCCTTTTGCATTTGACTTCAAAAATCCTGATTACCAGATGGTTTTTGAATGGCGGATGGAACGCTTACAGCGCATTCGCCAGAACCCCGAAATGCTGCCAGCGCTAAAGCAGTTCTACCGCACCAACCCGGCCCAGTTCATCATCGACTGGGGTATGACGACAGACCCGCGTAACATCGATTATGGCCTGCCGGTCACCATCCCTTTTCTGCTGTTCCCGAAACAGGAAGAGTGGATTCACTGGATCATGGAGCGGCGCGAAAGGCTTGAGAACGGCATAACCGAAAAGAGCCGCGAAATGGGGCTCAGCTGGACGGCGATAGGGATGGCCTGTTCGCTTTGCCTGTTCAACAAAGAAATGGTCATCGGCTTCGGTTCCCGTAAAGAGGAATACGTCGATAGCACCGGTGACCCGAAGGCGCTGTTCTGGAAGGCTCGCAAGTTCGTGGAAACGCTGCCTGTCGAGTTTCGCGGTTCGTGGGACGAGAAGAAGCACGCGCCGTACATGCGCGTTGAGTTTCCCGACACTGGCGCGGTCATCAAAGGCGAGGCTGGCGACAATATCGGTCGTGGTGACCGTACCACGCTCTACCTGGTTGATGAGGCTGCATTCCTCCAGCGTCCCCTGCTGATTGATGCGGCGCTGTCGCAAACCACGCGCTGCCGTATTGACCTCAGTTCGGTTAACGGCATGGCCAACCCATTCGCACAGAAGCGTCACGGCGGGAAGATACCGGTATTCACATTCCACTGGCGAAATGACCCGCGCAAGGATGATGAGTGGTATCGCAAGGAGTGCGAGAAAATCGACAATCCGGTGGTGGTGGCGCAGGAACTTGACCTGAACTACAGCGCATCAGCGGAAGGCGTTCTGATCCCGTCCGACTGGGTGCAGGCTGCCGTCGACGCGCATATCAAGCTGGGCATCCAGCCAACGGGCAAACGGCTGGGCGCGATGGACGTCGCCGACGAAGGCCGGGACAAAAACGCTTTTTCAACCCGTCACGGCTTCCTCCTGGAGAATGTGCGGGAGTGGTCCGGCGTGGGCAGCGACATTTACCAATCCGTTGAGAAGGTCTTCGGCTTTTGCGAACAGGACAACCTCGAAGAGTTTCGCTTCGACGAGGACGGCCTGGGCGCTGGCGTTCGCGGCGATGCGCGCGCCATCAACGAACTGCGTAACGCTGCGCGCCGACCTTCAATACTCGCCACACCGTTTCGCGGTAGCGGCGCGGTGTTTGATCCGGACGATGAAGCGGTGCGCGGGGACAACGGACAGGCCGCGCGTCTGAACAAGGACTTCTTCGCTAACGCCAAGGCCCAGAGCTGGTGGCGCTTGCGCAAGCTGTTCCAGAACACCTATCGCGCCGTGGAAGAGAAGATGGCCTACAACCCGGACGAAATCATCTCAATCAGCGGCAGCATGCCGAGCAAAGACAAACTCATCATCGAGCTTTCGCAGCCGACCTACTCCATTAACGGCGTAGGGAAAATCGTTGTTGATAAACAGCCTGACGGCACCAAGTCGCCGAACCTCGCCGACTCGGTGATGATCAGCTACGCGCCAATGAATTCAGCCCTGAACATCTGGGAGCTGCTAGGGAGACAGGCCTGATGGCACGAAATAAACAAGCCTCTCAGCGAACGGCGCAGGCTACCGCTGATGGCTATGAGAACTTTGTCGCCCGCGTGGGGATGCAAACGCCTAACCAGCATTCAGCATCGACCTACCGGGCGAACTTCACCAGCCGCAACCGCATGCTGGTGGAATGGTCTTATCGCGGATCGTGGGTTATCGGCGAAGCGGTCGACGCTATCCCGGACGATATGACCCGCAAAGGCATCCGAATCACTTCGGAGATTGACGCCAAAGACCGTGGCACCCTCGAAGCGCAGCTGGATGAGTTGCAGATCTGGGATGCGCTGAACGACGTGCTGAAATGGTCGCGCCTCTACGGCGGCGCAGTTGGCTTCATCATGATTGAGGGGCAGGCACCAATGACCCCACTGCGGCTCGAAACCATTGGCGAAGGCAAATTTAAGGGCATTCTCCCGCTCGACCGCTGGATGATTAACCCGGTCCTGACCCGCCGCATTAAAGAGATGGGGCCGGATCTCGGTAAGCCTGAGTTTTACGATGTGGTGACCACCGCAACGGGCATTCCATCTTGGCGAATCCATCACAGTCGTCTGATCCGCTTCGACGGGGTGACGCTGCCATTCCAGCAGAAGATGACCGAGAACGAATGGGGCATGTCTGTTGTAGAGCGTATCTGGGATCGGCTTACAGCGTTCGACAGCGCCACTGTCGGCGCGGCGCAGCTGGTCTACAAAGCGCATCTGCGCACCTACAGCGTGGAGAAGCTGCGCGAACTTATCGCGCTTGGTGGGCCGGCGTTCGAAGCGCTGCTGAAGAACATCGACCTCATCCGCCAGTTCCAGAGCAATGAAGGCATGACGCTTATGGACTCGCGGGATAAGTTCGAAACCCACCAGTACAGCTTCAGCGGGCTGGATGACATTCTTTCGCAGTTCGCTGAGCAGATCAGCGGTGCCGTTGGTATCCCGCTGGTTCGCTTGTTCGGACAGTCCCCGAAAGGCTTCTCTACGGGTGACGCTGACCTCGCCAACTATTACGACCGGGTGAGCTCATTGCAGGAGCGCCGGTTACGTCTGCCAATGCGCCGGATACTGGACATTATGCACCGCTCGGAACTCGGGAAGCCGCTGCCGAACGATTTCACTTTTGAGTTTAACCCGCTATGGCAAATGTCTGACGTTGACCGCTCAACGGTGGCCGTAAACACCACCACGGCGATCAGCACCGCGCTGGGCGACGGATTGATGACGCGTAAGGCGGCAATGACCGACCTACGCGAAAACTCTGACGTTACTGGTATCGGGGCATCCATTACCGACGAGGATATCGAGAATGCCGAAGACGAAGCGCCGCCAGGCATCGGCGAACTTGGCGACAAACCGCCAGAGCCGCCAGGCGGAGATCCGATATCGAACGAGCCTACGGCAGATAGCGCGGGCGGTCGGGGATATCGTAAATGGCCGCTACGATGGTTCAAACGATAGCGTCACCGAAATAATGAATGCGCTGGAGCGCTACAGCGAAATCATCACCCCATGGGCGACGAAGGTTGCTGAGAACTTCACCGCAGACATAGCGCGCCAGAATGAAAAGCAGTGGCGTCAGCACAGCCGGAACATCAGCGCAGAGCTACGCAACATGGTCGACCGCGCCCCGGTGGGCCAGGTGATGAAATCCATTGTTGCCGAGCAAATTAAGTACATCAAATCGCTGCCGCTTGAGGCCGCCGATCGGGTGTATGACATTCAGAACAAGGCCATTGAGGCTGTAGTGACTGGCGGGCGAGCCGAGCCATTCGCGAAAGAGATAGCAGCATCCGGTGACGTGTCACGCTCACGAGCGAACCTTATCGCCCGGACTGAGCTTGGGCGTGCTACCGGCGCGCTGGATCAGGCGCGTGCGCTGTCAATCGGTTCGAATGGCTATATCTGGCGTACAGCTGAAGATGGCGACGTCCGGCATTCTCATCGGGAGATGGAAGGGAAGTTTGTCGAATGGGGTAGACCTCCAACGCTTGACGGCATGACCGGTCACGCTGGCGAGCTCCCGAACTGCCGTTGTTACAAAGAGATCGTCTTCCCCAACCCTCATTCTTATCTCGCCTGAATCGCAGGTAAACCATGAAATATTTTTTCAATACCCGGCTGGGGGAAACCCGCTATCAGCTGGCTGACGGCTCGCTGTTGTGCAAAGACGTGCCGATAGGTCGAACGGGTAAGCAGCTCTACGGCGCTGCTGATCTGCCAAACCTCAAACCCGACAAGCTCGGCGAGATAGTCGTAACGCGCTCTCCTGAGCAGGTATTCCATCCAGCTACGCTCGCCTCATTCGAAGGGATGAGCATCACAATCCTGCATCCTGAAGATGAAAACGGGAACGTGCGGCTGGTCAATCCTGAAAACTGGAAAGAGCTTGCGGTCGGGCATCTTCAGAACGTTCGGCGCGGGACTGGTGATCAGTCTGATTTGATGCTGGCTGACCTTATCGTCAAAGACGAAAGCGCTATCCAGCTAATCGAAGATGGCCTGCGCGAAGTGTCGTGCGGCTATGACGCGGAGTACGAGCAGACCGAGCCA